ATAATGCCCCGATGGTGGAATTGGTAGACACGGTGGTCTTAGAAGCCACTGCTTCGGCATCCGAGTTCGAGTCTCGGTTGGGGCACCAATCAATACTACACTTAATTTATTGCGAGTATGGTGAAATAGGTAGACACAAGAGACTTAAAATCTCTCGCTTTAATAGGCGTGCCAGTTCGATTCTGGCTACTCGCACCAATGTAAAGTCATAAAATTGAAATAGAAAACGTGTATATATACTTATAGCAGGCTGGTGAAACGGTATCACAGAGGACTCATAATCCTCAGTTCCTAGTTCGATTCTAGGGCACTGCAACCAATTTATTGCGGGATTAGTTTAGTGGCAAAACTGGAGATTTCCAATCTTCTGTCGTCAGTTCGATTCTGACATTCCGCTCCAATATACTTATAGGTCTTGTTATGAAAAAAGTAATGTTCATTCTCAAACGCAGAGAAGACTACAATGCTGTGCTACACCAAAATATAGGTCTTAGCACAGGCCTTTACAACTCAGCATCTTTTATGAACCAGATGTTGCGTAATGCAGGAGTTCATTCTAATTTATATGTTGTTGAAGACAACAATAGAATTGATGCTCTTGTTAGTGCATATAAACCAACTCATGTTATCATTGAAGCATTATGGGTTGTTCCATCTAAATTTGCAATATTACAGAAACTTCATCCTGAGGTAAAATGGATTATTCGTTTACATTCTGAGATGCCTTTTATGGCAGGTGAAGGTATGGCAATGGATTGGATTTCAGAATACTCTTGTTTCAAAAATGTTTATATTGGTGTAAATGCACCACGTATGATGCATGAAGTTGAAACACTATTGAAAACTAAGCATTTTAAATTCCTAGATGAAAAATTAATCTATCTTCCTAATTATTATCCACAGAATTATGTGAATAAAGAGTTCAATAGAGATAAAGATACGATTGATGTTGCTTGTTTTGGTGCAGTAAGACCTTTGAAGAATCATTTAGTTCAAGCATTTGCTGCAATAGATTTTGCAAACAAAATTGGTAAGAAACTAAACTTTCATGTAAACGCTGGCCGTATTGAAATGAAAGGTGATGCGGTGATTAATAATCTTAGAGGAATGTTTGAACATCTTTCCGATTCTGGCCATAAATTAATCAATCACCAATGGACACCAAGAGAGCAGTTCTTACAACTGTGCGGAAGTATGGATATTGGTTTACAAGTTTCATTCTCTGAAACATTTAATATTGTAGGTGCAGATTTGATTAGCCAAGGTGTTCCATTGGTTGGTAGTAAAGAAATACCTTGGTCTTCCAATCTTTACAATGCTGATCCAACCGACAGTAAGGACATTGCAGCTAAATTAGAATGTGCTTACTATCATCCAAGAATTAACGTATGGGTCAACCAGCGCTTGTTGACTAAGTACACAAATAACACCAGAAAAATTTGGACTAAATATTTCCTTTAAGGAGTTTCCTATGCCACACATGGTAAAAAGACATAAATGGATTAATGGTATGTTAGAATCATACAATCATTTCTTCAATAGTTTAGAAGAAGCAAAGGCTTTCGCAAATGGTGCTGATGCTGATACAGCAAAAGTATATGATGAGAATGGCCAATTGCTACATGAAGTACAACCTAACACTCAAAATACCTACGCTTAATTACCTAACATATTTTATGTAAATGAGCAATATGCCCATGGCTATTGCCCATAGTCCAGCAAAAAACAACAGTATAATTTTTACTGGCAATTCAAGCAAGAATTCGGAAAAGGACATTGTTTCGACTTCTTCATTCTGATTCTCGTTTGAATTCTTCATCTTGCCTCTTTATTTCTTCATCCATTTGTTCCAATTCTAACAAACGGATTCGTTTACGTTCTGCTTGATGTTGTTTAATAATTTCTGGTTCTAATTCTGGCCATCTTGTTTTTCTATCATGTGAAATAAATGCCATCAATAAAGTCATTGTTATTCCAATAATGAAAATAAAACCACCATAACTTAACTCGGTCATATACATTCTCATTTTTTGGCGTCTACGTTCAGCAGCTCTAGCTTCTTCACGCATTTTCTTAGTAAGAAGTATCTTTTGTTGGCCACCCATCTCTTTCATCATTTCACTAACATCAGTCCACAATGCACCAAGTTCTGGAGGAGAATTGTAAATCATCATTTCACGCAACTCAACTGCCATTTGTTCCAATTGTTTTTTCATTATGACCAATTGCAATGCACGGCGACCTAAACTTTCTTCACCTTCATAAATTTCTTCACGGTTCTTACGTTCTTCTTCTTCAATTACTGCCATACACTTGTTCATGTTGTCAAAGAAGTCACCGAGATAATTTGCCAGTTCTTGGTAAATACCAGCAGTTTCACCTTGTTTTTTGTTTAACTCAATGACACGATTCTTTTCTTCAATGTATGCATTGCGTTGAGCAGTTGTGGCAGGTTTATCTTTATGATTGTTTGCAAATTGCTCGTCAAGATCCTTCAGGACAGATTTTACATCTCCTGCAGCACCTTTGATATCTTTGTATAATTGGCAACCTTTCTTTACGGCAGACACAGCCGCATTTGCCATTGCAAACAATGTTATTGGATCCATTCAACCACTTTGTTATAATTAGAGTATTATGGTAAAGATGGCACGAACACCTTGCATGTTCTGATGAATTCAAGTATACTAGATATTTATCCTCAAACTATTATGGAGTGAATTATGAGTATTAAAGTGTTAAAATTAACAAGCGGAGAAGACGTTCTAGGTGATGCAGATATCGTCCAAGGCCAATGGCACATTACAAATCCTGTAGGTATTGCAGTTGTAAGAGGTAAAGACGGCCAACCAAATGTAGGACTTACACCTTTTCCTCTACATGCACCACAAAAGAAAGATTCAACCATTGACATTCCACTTACAAGTGTAGTATACTCTTATGAACCTTCACAGGACTTCATTGATAACTATAATCAAATTTTTGGTTCTGGCATCGTTCTTCCAACCCCTAAACAAATTATTACAGGTTAATGACTAATTTCTACACTAACGTACAATGCTTTGGTAATTCTATTCTTTACCGTGGCATTATGGATGGCAAAAGAGTCAAACAAAGAATTGACTATCAGCCATCACTTTATATTCCATCACGCAAAACTCCAGGTCCATACAAATCACTTGATGGTACACCATTAGACCGCAAGAAGTTTGATGATATCAGAGAAGCAAAAGAGTTCTCCAAGAAGTTTGATAATATTCCAGGTGCACCAAAAATCTATGGAAACACTCGTTATGAGTATGCCTTTATCGGTGAACAACATGAAGGCATGGTTGAATGGGATCAAGATAAGATTTTGATTGGTGTGATTGATATTGAGGTTGGTTCTGAGAATGGTTTTCCTGACCCATATGAAGCAAATGAACCTATCACAGCCATTTGTATTAAGTATATCAACGGCACAACATTCGTTTTTGGTTGTGGTGATTATGAAGTTCAAGGTGATGAAGTCTATTTCAAGTGTAAAGATGAATGGACTCTTTGCAAAAAATTCATTCAACAATGGGGCCACATGACGCCAGATGTTTTGACTGGATGGAATACTAAATTCTTTGATATACCATATCTTGTCAATCGTTTTCGCAAAATTCTAGGCGAAGAAGAAACTAAACTTCTTTCTCCATGGAAATATATTGGCAGCCGTCAAACAATCATTAATGGTCGTAACATGACTGCATATGATTTGATGGGTGTTGCATCGTTAGATTATATTGAGTTGTACAGATGGTATGCTCCTGATGGTAAATCTCAGGAGTCTTATCGTTTGGATGCCATTGCAAATGCAGAGATTGGTGAAAACAAATTATCTTATGATGAGTATGACAATCTACACCAATTGTATCGATTAAACTTCCAAAAGTTCATTGAATATAACATCAAAGACGTTGAGTTGATTATTCGTTTGGAAGACAAGTTGAAGTTGATTGAATTGGCTTTGACTTTGGCTTATGATACAAAATGTAACTATGAAGATGTGTTTGCACAAACTAGAATGTGGGACGCACTAACATACAATCGTTTGATGCAAGATAATATTGTTGTTCCACCAAGAGAAGTGCAAGAGAAAGATGCTGCATTTGAAGGTGCATATGTGAAAGAAGTTCAAGTTGGCGCTCATGATTTTGTCGCTAGTTTTGACCTCAATAGCTTATACCCCCACCTTATGATGCAATACAATATTAGTCCTGAGACTTTGATTGAGCCTGAAGAATATACCAATGAGATGCGTGAGATTATTTCTCAAAGCGTAACTGTCAATAAACTTCTGCTTAAACAAATTGACCTATCAAATATTGGTGATAAAGTAACAATCACTCCTAATGGCCAATTCTTCCGTACAGACAAACAAGGCTTCTTGCCTAAGATGATGGAAGAAATGTATACTGAT